AAGTTTTCAATGTGTTCGTGACTTTCTAACCCTGATATTGCTTGATGTAGTGCATCAAAATCAATAATCAGGTCGCCCTCATGCGAGTTCTCCCTGACATAAGTGTTTTTTCCTGAACAAGCAGAGCCATACACTAAAACTGTTTTCATAATTAACCTATATTTTTCTCTTGAACTTTTTATCTGAATAATCAGAGAATCCTAACTGTTTCATCTGTTCTTCATAAAAAGATACTTTTTCAGGAAGAGGTTTCTCCTCTCTGAAATTGTTATAAAATCTATCCTCTAGTTCAGCAAAGGTCAGCCAATATCCTTGATTCAGATGCTGCTGATTAGGTTTCCATTCATCAAATGGATTATTGTGCTGATGATTGAGATAAGTTGCTAATGCAGATGGATATATAGCTATTTTGAACTCTATAGGAGCTTTTGCTTTTATATGCCATTTGCCTGCTTTTGCAATCTGATTATTCCAATTATCAACAGTTTTTTGGAAGTGTCGATAGTGTTCAATATCAGAGTTCTTTATCCAGCAAGTTCCTTTGACTTCAACCCAAGATAATCTAATTTTTCTATCAGCTTGTATATAACTAACAAAATTGTCAGGAATATACCAATCCGAATTAGATATAACAGCAAAACCATTTGGAATCATTTTGCTAAAAGGGTCAAACCCAGTTTGCTGGTATGCACCTGCAAAACCTTTGTAGTCATCGCCTGTGTAGTTTCCACGAACTTCTTTTATGTTCATCTGTTGCATCTCGAAGTTGAACACTTCTTGTCCTGCATCAGGAATCAGCGTATTCGTGTTTTGGAGAAAGCTTTCAGCTTTATCTCCCCAGTGTCCTAAATAATTTAGGATGTCGTTGTTGCCTATTGTTTGAGGTTCAGCAACATTGAACCTATTTTGGTTATTAACCATTATTAGCCTTTGGCAGAGTCAGCAAACCAAAAGTCAGCAAGATTATTATTACTCAGTAGTAGGAACGCTTTCTGTATCTGAGTCTTCAATAGATGTCTGATTCAAGTTTTGTAGATAGGTATTTCCTATTTCTTCATCAAGAGGTGGCAAGTCTTCCTTTGCTCTAATTTCATTAACTGATAAGAAACCTGCATTTCTTCCTAAGTTATAAGCGTTATATCTCTGTGAGATAGAAGCTCTAAGCAATCCTGATACATCAATTTTTGCAAACTGACCTCTTGGCAGCATCATTGTCATTGCTTGTTCAATTCTGTTTATGTAGGGGAGAAGTGTTAACTCATAAAAAACCCTGTTTTGTTCTTCAATAGATGAACCAAGTTTTGTTGTTTCAGATAAGTCTCCAATAAGATAAGGTGGCACTCTAAATAATCCACAAACTTCAATCTTGTTGAATTTTCGTGTTTCTAAAAACTGCATCTGTTGATGATTAATGCTTATAGGTTTCCATTTAGCATTTTCAGTCAAGATACCGATGTTATGTGCTTTTCTACTACCTTGATGTTTTCTGTTGAAAGATTGTTTTAGAACTCTAAGTGCTTCTTCACTAGGAGTTGAATCCATTTCTATCACACCGCTAAGAACAGCACCATTGGAATAAAACTTTCCTGCAAACTCTTCACTTGCTAAAGAAATGCCAATTGCCTCTGCACCAGCTTCGATTGGACTTAGTCCATAGTCAGAACCTTGTTCAAAGTTTTTTATATGTATAACTTCGCCATCAGGAGTTAATGAAGAATATTTCTTATAGGTATTCTTGCCATCATAGGTATAGCAAATATATCCATCTTTTCTGTCAATCTTGACATAGTCAGGATGCAAATTATATACCTGTTTTGGAAATCCAAGATTATCTCTATCAGTTATCAACCAATAGCTATTCCCATACAAAGCAAGGGAACTTATTGTTCTATGAATAAAAGTGAACCTATCTGTTTCAGGATTAGGCATAGAGTTTGTTGCATCCATCCAAGAAGGAGGAGCTACCTTTTCTCTAAAGTCTCCAGTTTTTCTAAAACTATGTATAGGCATTGTTGCTATTGAATCAGCAATCAAAGAAATACAAGAATAAACTGCTGATGCTGTGATAGCGCTTCCTGCATCTACTGATTTTCCTGTGGCGGTTTTTCCTGTGTCGTCTAAACCTAAATCAAAAACTGAAGCATCCATTGCTCGTGTTTGCATAGGTTGGTCTCTAAATAAATCTAAAATATTCATAATCTCTCCAAATCAAATATGATGCCAAAGCAAAGCAATGAAAGTCCTAGCACTAAAAAACCAACTGCAAATGAATGCAAGAAACCAGCTATAGCTAAACATATGAATCCAGCTCCTGAAATTGAATAATTAATAATCATAAATTAATAAACTTTGGGTCTTCCTTGACTTCTTCTTCAGGTTCTAATCTCATATCAGACCATCTGTCAAAAGCCATAATTGCTCCAATTGCTAAGTCAATCTTGTGAGGCGAGTTCTTGTTTGCCTTCGTGACTAATGTTCCTTGTGGAGTTTCCTTAGGAACACAGTTAATCAGATGTTGAAATAAATCATTATCGCCTGAGTGACTTAGTTGTTGTTCTAAAACAGCTGAATAAAACCTTGAACAGGCTTGTGCCATCTTTTTTCTATAATTGCCTTCGTAGTAGAGAACCATATCGCCACCGATAATCTCTTCTAATTGTGCGATTTCGTTATGCCAACCCATAGGGTCAACTGTTAGCTCCAATACTTCGTATTTCTCAAAGCATTCCAATATTTTATTAATAACTTCATCTCTTGGAACTTTCCATTGTTGGTTTTCATTAACTGGTCTTGCCCAGTGTCCGAGAACTTCAATGTGTGGCTTGTCTCCCATAGAGATTGCAACCAACGCTGTCGAGTCTCTGGAGTAACTACCATCAAAAGCCAGTATGACTTCAGAACCCTCTTCAATTGCTTGCGTTTCGTCATAACATTCCTCCCAAACACCTACAGGAAGCCATCTTTCGGCTGTTGTAGTCCATTGGTTCAGAAAATATCGTCTAAATTCGTTTTCAGGAGTCGCGTGATACGCTCTTTCAAGTTGTTCAAAGCTAACAAAGTCCCCAAGAGCAGGATTAGCTTGCTCAATGGCTTGTTTTCTTTGCTTAGGGTCTGAGATATCCAAATCTGTATCTGCTTCAAATATCTTGTAGTAAAAGCCTTCATCCTCAATTGTTCCTTCTTCAATTCCTTTTGCGTATTTATATAATCTGAAACACAGAGAGTTTTCAACGCCAGCTGTGCTGATGTTTATACCCATAGTGTTTTCTCTTTTTCTTAGTCCATTAGAAATAACCAAGTGAGCGCGTTCTTTATTGCCTGTCATCTCGTGAACTTCGTCAAAGATTGCCATAGATGGTCTCATTCCATCATTGACACCTGCAACACAAGGAACTCTAAGGATTTGAGCCTGTGGATTGTCTTTTAGAACAATCTTTCGTTCCATAAGGTCTGCATAGTGTCTCAGCTCTCCATTCTGAATCATCTGTTTTGCAGAAGAGAACACAATGTCAGCTTGGTCATATGAACTTGCAACTAAAGGAATTAGGGGAGCTGTTTGATTTAGTCCCATCAGACCTGCAACTGCTAAAGCTGATGCTATTTCTGATTTTCCATTTCCTTTTGGAGTTGAGATGTAGGCTGTATGGTATTTGAAAGAACCATCTTCTCTAATCTCAAACATATCTAGCAGGATTTCTTTTTGCCAATCTCTCAGCACAAAAGGTTTTCCTAAATAATCTCCTGTTGAGTGAACACAATAGGTTTCAATGAACTTGATTACTCTATGACCTAAAGTTTTCATTGTATTCATTCCAGTAGTTCTTGTTTTCTAGCTTTATACGCCAAGTGAACAATCTACCTTCTACTTTCTTCAACTGTTCTGCAAGAAAATATCTAAATATATAAATTTCTTTCATAATCCTTCTTTTTCGTTCCTACTGTGCGACTAATGTGGAGGACATATCAAGACCAAGCCCAAGCTCCAACAAAACATATTTCTTTTTTTTCTTTTTTTTTCTTTGGGCTAGTAATAAAGAAAAGTTAATCTTCTAAATCAAGTTCAGAGTTCAGGTCAGACAAAGACTTCTTAGCACTAACTAACTGAATACCTAGTTGCACTCTTGCTTTTGGATTTAGTCCAATTCTGTCTTCAAGATTTCTT